CTAGTTCTCCAAGTTGCTGGTAGATTAGGACCTATTTTAACACCACCCCACACTTCATTTATCCAAAACCAATCTATATGTTCACCTTCTAATAAATTTTCTTTTCGTTTGTTTTTAAAAATAGAAGTGTCATATACAGGCTTTTCTGTTACTTTAAATGTTTCATCTACAATTTCTTGTATTATATCACCATCAAAAGTTATTTTAGTTAAGTGTCCAACTTTTCTTTGTGTTTTCCAATAAGCAGTTGTTACTCTTAACAAATCTTCTTCTCCCCATATATCAACATCATTACTTTCATTTAAAATACTACTAAGTATGTCACCACCTCTTTTAGGATCTTTAGACCAATTACTCATAAATTGTCTATATGCTAGACCTGGCATATTTGTATTCCAAGCATGAGATCTTGTAGGATCATAATAAGTACCATCATTTTGATAACCGTTGATTCTATATATTTCTGATCCTGCAGGATGTACATTTTGTAAAGATTCTAATTGATCTTTAGTCATCAAATATCCATACTTATCAATTACATCTGCAATAGTCATTAAATCTATTTTACCAGCAAAGTTTGAGTCTGATATATATCTTCTATCTGGAGATTTTTGATAAAATGTTAGCACAGGATTCCATAATTCTATATCATAGTCATCTTCCATCATTTTAAAATGCCAAAACTCTCTATCTGTTATAAGCATATCTCTGAATGCTCTTTCTTCAAGTTCTTGCATTTTAAATCTTTCTATATCTACATTAGTCTGATGAGTTGCCCACTCTTCTACTAATGATTTATAATCCTTAGAAAAAAAATCTTCTATTTCAGGTAAGCTTTTTAAACTCTCTTCAGACATCATTTGTTGAGCTTCTTCTGATTGAGGATCTAACCCCATATCAATCATTCTACTTAACATTTTAGTCTGAGCATCTGCAAGTAAATTTTCTTCAATTAACTTACGTTTCTCTTCTAACATTTCATTATATGAAAGATCATCTACAGCTCTAAATTGTACTTTTGAATATCTTTTAGAAAATTCTCCTGAAAGTACATTTATAACATTTGGTATTATGGGATAAAATTTAAGTTCTAAAGCGGATTCATCTTCAGTAGTAAGGACATCCATTAGATCTTTATAATCATTATCCTCTTCAATTATATAATCTGTTTTATCTATAATACCTACAGCAAGTTTATAATTTTTAAGCAATCTCCTTGAATTAGTTCTTAGAAATTCAATTCCTTGCAATTCTAACCAATCCATATTCCATGCTCTCCAATCATCATCTTTCTTTTTACTTGGTAAAAATTGTAATGGTTGAGTTAAACTTGACGATGGAGAAAAACCTTCAGCTTTTGCTCCTGCCTTTAGTTGCATTGCGTTATATACTTTCATAGTAGCACATTATGTTGCAGAATCTTCTATATACTCGTAGATTAAAATATAATGATCGTATGTAGCTGTTTCTGTATACATCATTTAAAATTTTTAAATCCTGATTTCTTTTTTCTGATTCCTGATTTCAATTTATTTCTTCCTAAATTACTAAAAGGGTTGTACTTTAATTTAAACAAATTTTTTGACTTATCCAAAACATCATCGTCAGCTTCTCGTCGTTTATTATACCCACGATTCGATTGCTGCACCTTAGCAAAAGCAATTAATGCACTAAATGCTACAAGTCTATCTACGTTTAAACCTGGATGATAAGCTAACATCTCTTTTATTAGCATTGGATCTGGTATTCTATCAACGCCAAAAGTTTGATTAATTACTTCTCCATTCTCATCAGTATCCTCATCTATTACTTCTCTAAGGAACTCAATAGCATATGAAATAAGGTGGTTTTTAAAAAGAGTACCTGTATTCTTCCAACCATATTCTTGAAATACATTTTTATTACTTCCTAAGTCTTTTAAAAAAAGTATTTGTTGTTTAGGTACAAGGTATTTTTGTTTTTTTCTAGATATCATATGTTGAATAAACAATGAAATGTTGTTCTCAACTACAGTCCAAGCGTTATACCATTCAATTATTTTTTCTAGTTGTTCATGTGTTTTATTAATATCATCATATCTTCCGCACCATGCTGCAACAATTTTATCACTTTCAATGAACTTTTCTACTCCTCGCGATGTTTCCCTACTGACCTCAACAGCGTTCTTGTAGACAAAAATGCTACATAATGAATCTGATGTTGTTGTTTTACCTTCTGAAACAGGGTCAATTGATGCATAATACGCACCAAATTGCGGATCTTTTACAGGTCTTTCCCACACTACTAGACAGCCACGTTTATCTGTTTGTTTTTTTGAAATAGGGAATTGGTTGATAGGTTGTCTGTTACTTCTTTTTGCAGTTATCCCTTTTTCATCTCTGTCTAGTTCAATATGTTCATATGCATATTCCTTTTCTTCAATCTTTTTTAATTGTTTACTGAGTAGACCTTGTGGAAATATTGATTCTTTTCTGTATGCAAAACCTTCTTGAATATTTGTTGGTTTTTGTGAAATTCTTAGTTGATATTGTTCTGCATTCAATTCATTTTTCCACTTAATCCTTTCTATTCTTATTGCTTCTAATGCTTCTTCTATAAGTGAATTACCATATTGATCTATATGTGGAGGCATTGACCATTGTTCAGGTATAAATAAACCTGATTTACCTATTGTTCCATCTTTATCTAATAGATTTGTTTCAACAGAGTATATATCATTTACATCAGGATTTAATATCATTTCTTTTAATGGTTCACATTGATCTAAATCACCAACAGAACCTGCTGCTATAAACATACCTGTTGTAAGCATACCTGATGACATAGCTGGTCTTAAATACTCATAAGTCTGCATCATTTTTGGGGCAATACCCGCTTCTTCATGAAAGAAATAAGTAGTAGGACCACCAACACCTGTAGTAGCATTTTTTTCAAATGATGCACCTTGTATTTTAGATTTTAATCCTTTTTTTGTTTTTCTATTACCTATTTTGACTTCAATTTGCTGTTGCCACAACAAAACTTTTTCTGGATTGCTTGGTCTATACCAAGCAGTATGTTCATTTAAAAAGTCTTTATATTCATCTAAGAATTTCCAAGAGCCTTTATCATTAATATAATCTTTAAGACTAGCTCCTATTTTACAAACACTACCTTCTTCAAACCAATATGTATTAATTATTTTTCCCATGTGGAAATAGGAGGAAGCTATCTGTCTTTTCTTAAATATAGCTGCATGTTTATTGTTTAGTTCTGCTAACAACTCATATAAAGCCATATGATATTGAGCATCTCTCACTTTAGCAAAACCGTATTTCTTTTCTTCTTTGTCAAATATAGGTAGGAAATTGAGCCACATATAATAATCTCTAGTAAGATACCATGTCTTACCTTTGTTTTTATATATGACTCCTACTCTACATTTATTCTTTTGATCATTCCAATAATTAATGAAATCTTTAGATCTAAACGGTTTATTACAATAGTATCCATTCTTATTGAAGAATCTGGCTTCAGCATTAAAAACTCTAGATGTTTCATCAAATTCATAAAGACCAGGTTCAATAAAAACGCTTTCTATAAAACTTTTAAATTCCTGGTCTGTTTCAAATTCAGTTTCTGTCCAATTACCATTTTCATATGTGGGAATTATTCTACTCATATTTTATTATTGCAAAAACATCACCTTTATTAATAAGATAATGATCTTCTCCATTATGCTCCATTAATATCTTTGAAGCTTTGTCACTATACTTAATTGTGTCTCCTACTTTTATTTCAGAAACCCCTTCTCCAATTCCTACTACAACACCTTCGGATTTAGATTTTCTTTGTGGTGCGGGTATTAAAATGTTAGTTCCTTTAAAGTATTTTTCTACTTCTGCTTCTTTAACTAGGATCTTCATTCCCACTGGTATAACTTTCATAGCTTAATTTTTCTAATTCAAATTGTAAATGATTAATAGCTTTTTCTATATCATCAATAGGAGATTCGTGTTTTCTATTAGCTCTCAGTAAATAAGTTACTGCTGTGCCAATATTATATGATAAATCAAAATCTTCTACTACTTTACGTGCACTATACTTATATCTTTTACCTGTATAGTAATGTGGTTCTTTATTTTCCATAATTTATAATTGATCATAAGCTAATCCTTGACCTCCTCTTACAGAAGTCTTTTGCTCATCTTGTAAATCTTTATAAGCTCCTTTAAATGATTGACGAATTGAATCAAAATCTTTAGCAACAGCTCTAATTTGACTTATATTACCATCTCTACCATCTGATATTTGAGTATTGGCTAAATATATTGCCATATTATCAAGTGCTATTTTAATACCCAAATATGCACGATGTGTAGGTGTTTGATACATTTGTTTACATCTTTCTAATGCATTTATTATAGTCTCATCTTCTGTAGAATCTTCTAACTCAACCTCTTCTATTATCATTTCTTCTTTTTCATTTTCTGGAAGATGAAAAAAAGGATTGAAATCAGGATCAGGACATGTCATATAAAATAAATATTTATATATACTCATGTAGGAATCAGGATATTCATCCATAATTTTCTTTAAGAATTTAATAGCATAACAATGCTCAGAGGGAATTATATTGCCATTTTGTATATCAAATAATTTGACTATCATATTATTTTCTATTTAGTTTCCACCACTTTAATAAGCTAATTACTTCATTTTTTAGATATGGTATATCATATTCAACTTCTTCTTTTATTACAGGTTTTCCTTTTACATGTTTATATTTAGGATAACCATACTTATCCTCATCTATTTGATCAAACAATATATGCAATAAAGTTAACTTTCCTGGTTTTAATTTAGGATTGTGTTTTAAAATCATATACATATAAATAGACATTTGTAAACT